TAGTGTTGGCAACACTTTTAGCTTGAAGGAACGATGTAATAACTTCCTTCTCAACTACCGTTAGTCGATCACCGCTTCGCGGTTGAACGCTGAGAACAACCTTACCATATAAAGGTGGTGAATTATCTGACCCGTCCCAGGCCAAACAGTCGCGCACGGACGGGAAATTTTGTACAGTTAAGCTAGCATAATCAGATGCCACAACTGCACGATTCTTATTTCCGAACGCGCTTAATGCATTGAGTTTAACAGATTCAATTGATTCTCGCTCGCCGCCGCCTAGTGATTGTTTGGCGCTGCTCACAGATACAGTCGCGCCGACCGCGTTTTGAACAGTTGACGCCAACGCGAAATTAACAGCACCATTAGCAGTTTCACCTGAGGTAACCACGTAATTCATTCTGACGTCTGAGGTATTAGGAGGTGTATACCCAAACACGTTGTCTCCAAAGTAGATCTCAAAGCCATCGAAGCCTTCTTGCAAGAAGTACACCTTAGATGTTGAGTTAACGTTTAGGATGGTTTGCGGCATACTGTATTCTTGCCATTGTCCATTCTCAAATACTTCTACTTGAAGCGTAGAAGTATCAATATCCACATTTGGAATTGACATAGTTGTATCAACGCTATTGTATACTGATGTGTTTTGAATCAGCACACCTTCAAAGACGTCGACTGTAGTTATATAAACGTATGCGCCACCTTCTACGGAGCGAACGATTGACTTAGCAGCTGTAGTAGTGAAGGAATACGAATCATCACCAACCTTTGTTGTGAAACGCGATCCGCGCGGAAGTAACAGCGATTCAGTGGTGATAGAATTGAGCACGTTACTGAATTTTACGTTTAACGTGACAGTTGATGCCCGGCGGCTGCGAGGCGTATACCCGAGTTCTTTTGCGCGAGAGACCACACTGCTTCGTTTCACGGCTGTGTCTAGGAAACTTTCGTTAGCCAAGAAGTTAGCGTTCAAAGAAGCATAATGTGTGTTATATGCTAATACGTTGATTAGCTGAGAAAGTCCAGATCCTTCAAAGTTGTAATCGGTGAATTCTGGTTTACTTTGCATGTACGCTTTGATTGATGCTTTTACGTCATCAAAGTCAAGCGATCCAATTCTAATTTTCTGTGCCATTATCTTACTCTCTCTAAGACGAAGTTTAATTGTTGTTGTTCAGCGCTTCCCACAACATAAAATAAAAGTTCAACGTCTAAGGAATGCTCGCCTTCTGCTATTTCTAAACTCTCGACTACACATCGAGGTTCATATTCTGCAATCTTAAGGAATACGTTACGTTTCATCGTAGCAGTGATAGACGGTGATAGAAGTTCAAAGAGGAGCCCACGAAACGCTGCTCCATAATGAGGATCAAATGGACTATCAAACGGACCACCCAGAAGTATATTCTTCAACGCAGCTTTAACCGCTTGAACGTCGGTTTTCTTGAGAACATCGCCTGACCCGGGATGTTTCTTGAATGAAAGATTGATATCTGTGTAAGTTGGCATTTTGATTACTTTTGAAGTATTCAAATATTTATCAACCCGTTTCAGAGAAACACTTCGTGTTGACTAAGTCAGACTGAGTTTGTTTAATTAAACAACTTCTGCCAGTTAGTTGGAGTGTTTAATAAGGCAGCGTTTTATTTAAACGCATTTAAGAAAATTTATTATAACCCATACTACAGCATCGTGTCAAGCGTGTCAACCTTACTCGAACTCTTGTTATTTAATGACGAGCGTAACTTTCTCTTTGTTTACTAAGGCCTTTTCGATCAAAGGGAACAATTTCTTGAAGGCGGCTTGGCTACCCCCAACAAAATCTTTTGTCTTTGATGTGCCGACGAGAATACAACCTTCGGTGTCTTCTGATGTATTACCAGGGTGAATCAGCACACCACTAAAGCCAGCTACGTTCTCAAGACGCGGCAGAAGTTTCTTGAATCTTGGTGACATTGTGATTATAATGTTGTATGTGCCAGCTGGAATAGCCGTCTTACTGTTAATCTTCCAGGTGTGAATGGGTTGACCCACCACTTCACGGTACGTATCTTCCAGTGTATAGCATTGGAACTTTCCGTTAATGCTCATTTCACCAATGGTTGCAGCAGGTGTTTTAGTTGTTCTGTTAATTTCGATTTTCATATTGTGCTCCTTATGTTATATTAAGCAATGCTCAAAAGACCCTGACCGTATGTTCTATGGTTGTTCAACGTCAAAACCATTCCGCGTTTTTGTTTCGTGCTGAAGGACATGTGAATCCATACGCTGCCACTGCTGGTGTATTCCAAAAGCATCTGGTCAAACGGTAAACCCATCGCTCTTATCTCTTTTGCTATTCTGTGGTATTCAGCTTTATCACCTGGTTTACCTCTTATCAACGAGAACCCAATATCAATTGCCTGACCAAACTCATGTTGACTCTTTCCGTTCTTTCTAGGTCTGAAGCAACTGTTGACCTTAAACCCCACGTTAGAATATTTAGCACGAAGTGGTTCGATGATATTCAGGCATAGTTGTTTCAGGTTACAAGCTAACTCTTCACCTGTAAGGCCGTTTTGACCGTTGAATGCAAACGGACCATCTTTACAAAGATCTTTAATTGTGAAGTTCGCTGATAGTTTGGTTGTATATGCTAATGAAGTGAAACCACATGCACCTGTAACTGCGGCAACTGCTTCTGGAGGCGGACCTTCCTCATCTGCTGTAGTTTGCGCGTCTGATTTAGCTCTAGCTTCATCAGGCGTCAGAGGACCGCCACCAATCAAATCTGCTACACCATCAACTTCTTCCAATTGGTATGCATTAGAGTCCTGGCGTGATACAGGCGCTGGAATTGTTATAGAAGGCGAGTATGCGGCCAGTGGGGCCGCTGTTGACGTTCCTGATTTTCCACTGTTCCAATGTATTTGACCTGCATCACCCGCGATCACACTACCACCTTTTAGGTTGATCGATGCCGCTTTAAGATTGGTAGCAGCACCGGATGTCATGTTAATGGCACCACCCGCGTATACGTTGTAGTCTCCATTCACTTGCGTATTAAAGTTTCCGTGAACACGAAGGTTTGCATCTCCCATAACTTCTATTTGTGCTGCACCGCCTACTCTAACGCTTAGATCGCCTTGTATGCTTACGTGACCCGAACCCATTATGTATACAAGTTCATCTTTCTCTACGATGACTGTTCTAATGCCTTTGACACGCTCAACAGTATTACCTTCGTTGTCAATCTCTTTAAAAGTGCCAGACATGTGATGTATGTTGATACGTTCCGAACCTTCCGTATCATCAAACTCCATTACGTGACCACTCTCTGTTTGCATAGCATGATTGAATGGGTATCTGGCGTTATACGGAACAGGACTCTGATCCCATGTAGTAGAACCATTGGCAACAGGTATCCCAGTCTCTTTTTCGGTTTCTTTTTGACCTACTATTGTCTCCGATATTTTCATCACAGATGCTAGACGTGGCGTGTCAGGTTCATTTATGTGATCGGGTAGTGGATACTTAGAATTGGGGTCAGTAAACCCTTGTTTTGACTGACCCTTTTGGTTAGGATTTACGTCATATACGAGGTTTGATGTACCAGCACCAGCACTAGAATTAGAAGTGTTTTTATCAACAGCTTCTGAGTTTATGTTTTCGGCAGTTGGTGCCTCAACTGTTGATTTGCCTGCGATAGTTTCATATCCGATCTTGTAATACTTGGAAGTCGACGTACCGTATGCATCAGACGAGTCTATACCATTTACGATATACTTTCTAGCACCGCCCGATCCTTTCAAATGCGCACACATCAGCGCGCCCGCTACTTTCTCAGGAGGACTTGATGGAGAAAGCGCACCACCTTTACACAAAGAAGTGAAGTTGCGCTTAAGCATTGTGTCCATCAGCGACTCTTGCACTGTCGGGTTGTTTAATAAACTTTGCTTACTTGATACACCGTCCTTACCCAACCAGTTGATTGTGTCGTTAACGACTTTTAAGTTATTTTGAACGCGTTTATACGCACCACTTATAATGTATTTTGTATCTTCCAAGAATGGCGCACCAAACTGATATTTACCTAAGAAACCCAGGGTATTTTCTTTGGTGTAAACGTTACCTGATTCTTTTTGACCGATAACTTGTTTTAGCTTTTCTACTTGCGACTTCGTTAGCGTTCCAATGTAACCTTGCTCATAAACTCTAGCATTTGGTGGAATTTCTTTTACTTCTGTTACAGGTTTAGGTTCAGGTTCTCCAGGAATCTCAACCAAATCAGGTGGCGGTTCATCAGGCGGGATAAATCGCAATTCATCTCTGATTGAATCAAACTCTTCGGCTGCCGCTCCATCGTCTTTACTTGGAACACCTGCAATCGTACCGATCACTAACGGAACTTGTTTTGTATCATCGGCAAAGATTATAACTACAAGCGTGCCTTCAACCGGCCCAGTTGCTGATGTACCGATTCCACTAACCGCTGCACTCGTATATGATTGAATGGGTGTCGCCCAGGGCAAATCGCGCGTCGGTAATTCTGCAAGGTTATCAGTGTGTACACCAGAAATACGAGCTCTCACTCTTCCTAATTTAAGAGGATCTTCACGATCTTCAACTATTCCGTAAAAAAGAACGTTCATTTTAAGTCAATCCCAATTTTAAATTCGTTAGGTGTAGATTCTTTAATAATCTGCATCGTCATAAGATGGCGTGTTTGTGTCAGGCGGTGCTGAATTGCTGTTATCAAGTATCGACCTGAATAATACGGGTCAATTTTCTTGTCTAATTTCTCTTCACTGTCGGTTTCTCTGAATTGATTCAATTCAAAATTAACAATCATCCCGACCTCAATGTCAGTTCTTCCAGGTACGATAATGTCTAGTTTGAACAGATCTAATTGACCTAACAATGAAACACGTTTAACTAACAGGTCATCTGCGTTATCATTTACGCCGTCAAACAATTGTGGACTGGTTGTTCTTCGTTGAAACAAACCATAATCACTTATAATTGCGTCTGGTGATATGATAGGATACTTTTCAATGTGCGGTGTCTTTCTAAAGTCTGTGTCGATTTTGTATGTTTTTGTCGAGAAGTTCTTTCTTAGAAGATCAACACCATACACTCTATGACTGAGTGAACCATTGGATATGTTGTCGATGTAGTCTTGTGAGTTAATGAAGTACAATTCTTTGATTGAGCTGTATTCTCTGTCAATGTCAGGAACGCTCGTATTATTTACGCCATGTGATCGCGCTGGGTTCTTGTCAAAGAAGTAATTCATGTATGGCTCCTGAGCGAACAGCGTACTAAGTGACTTCAACTTAAATTTCTTAGTCGTTTGATAGAATAAGAAGTTAGGCGTGATGGTTTTAGTGTTGGGGGCCAAGCATCGTGAAGTGGCATAATTTATACACTCGAACGGACTCCAATAAGGTGACACGAACTTAATCTTGCCATCAGAATCATCAACCTCGATTGGGTCGTTTATTTTCAATTCAGCGTTGAAGATCCTCTTAACGATGTCATGTGGGTTACCTTCATATGATCTGCTTAAAGCAGAGTTGAGGTCAATCAATCCTTCGTTAGATATGAAGTGAATGACGTATACGTTCTTTTTATCACCGCCGTGTTCGCGCTGGTCAACTTTCGTTATCGAGAACGTCTTTTTAATTGTGTCTGTACTTTCTAATGATGGTGTGGAATACTCGATTTCAAGCAGCTCATCACCTAGCAATGGAATTTCAAATATCAAGTTGTTCGATTCAACGATTGTAACTGTTCCAGATAAACACGACGAAAAGATATCTTCGTATATATCCATTTCTAAGAATGCTGCGTATATGTTATATTTCTTTAGACGTTTGGCGTCATGGATAAGGATACGTTTTAGTGACAATTCACCTGCAATGGAAACACCGTCACCTAATAATTTAGCAATTGACGGCATTATGATGTCATCGAGTCAGTGAACAAGTCCACGAAACTAGAAATCCTCGACTCGTCTAGAACCTTAATGAAACGTTTAAGTTCGTTCAAGCGGTCTTCATAGTCGTAGTTAGTTATTTCATTAAGACTGTCGCTGCCAAAATTACCTAGAGCAATTTGTTCGGTGATAAATTCTTTGTCCATCACCAGCATTTCCGGCGACTTTTCAAAGTGATGTGTATTGTAAATGCCGACTTCCCCGTATTTACGTTTGCAAAATGCTACCAGCGCTAGCTCTGACAGAGGCCACTCGGCATAAATGTCAGCTATTCTGTTCACGTATAGGATGGTCCAATGTAACGTAGCCGATCCATATAAATTATATGCGATACGTTCGGGTGTCTCACCTTCTTGAATAATATAACGATTACACAGTTTATCTAAATCTTTGTCAGAAATTTTCAACTGAATCCGCTGTGTTAGATCGGTGATGGTATCAAGAATTGGTGCGGGGTCGGTACTGACGGTAAAATCATAATCGATTTGGGCGAAGTTCGAAAAATAGGACATATTAGAAATTATTCGCTATCATGTTGCGTGAGAGAGGTTCGACTTCGGTGAACGACATATCAAGTGAGATGGCAATAGGGTCAGGGTACCCAGAGAATGTGATGAACTCTCCTACTGCTGTGTAATCAACGCTGCATGAGTTTAATACACATGTAGCTATCCTGTTGACACGGATGTTTTCTTCCTCACCTGTTCTGAATTCAACGTCAAATTCTGATGGCATAATGAGCGTCGAATTGCCGGTCGAAGTGTCCAATTCTGGGTGCATGTTCTCTTTAAACATCTTAATAATGTCGAACAGCGTATCACTTTCTACTTTAGACCTAGGCAAGAACAACCAGGACATTTGATGTGTTCTGAATCGCATGGATTGAAACAGCTGCTCTTGCCGCTTGTTCAAAACCGTCCCCATAAATTTTGAGTTCAGTTGTTCTAACAGTTTTGGGTTGAGGGGTTGGGCGTTGGATATAGCCTTACCTACCGCAGCGGCACCAGGGATAAACTTGCCAGCGGCGGCGGCGCCGCTGGCGGCTAGTTGTTGGATAACGCTGCTTCCGGCAGATATCAGACCGGGTATTGCTGTTTGCTTCAACAAGCTAGCTGCGTTTGATGCTGCACCAGACGCGCCTTGGCCGCTACTCGCTGCAGTCATAAACGCACCCAACATTCCAAGTTCTTCAGTAGAAGTATATTCGGCAGAATACTGGCCGCCGACCTTCATTGGCATGGGTAGACAAATGGCGTTTAGTATTCTCTTGTGGCTGACAACACCACCTTCAACACCTGTTATTTTCGCCACAATGTCTGATTTTGCTAGGACTTTAGATGCCGACGTTCCTTGTGTTTTCGTACTTAGATCAATGTCATCATTAGTTTTTATGTCACCCTCATTACCTTTAATCAGTTTAGAACGTGAGTTGGCGTTGATGTAGAATATCGCAAAATGTGGGTAACGATATGAACCCAATCCGCCTTTACTTGGATATTCTAACGTCTGATAAAGTCTACCGTCAACGTTACGCCTAGGGACCTTATTAGCCTCATTGATGGTTTTTTGATTAGGACTTTGGTAACTTTCGGCCATTTTATGTGATAAATAATATTGGTAAGAGGTATATTCCTCGACATATGTATTTATCGCAATTATGAGCAAGTTTCCAACTCCGTATAAATGGCTTCCAACTAACCCGAATAAATATGTAGGTGACGTTGGAGAAATCTGGATCAGAAGTTCGTGGGAAAAGAAGGCTTGTATTTGGTTCGACACCACCGACTCAATACTCAAATGGTCTAGCGAAACAGTCGTTATCCCTTATGTGTGTCCCACAGATAATAGACCACATCGATACTTCGTTGACTTTGCTGTTCAGTATAAAACAAAAACCGGTGAAATAAAACGAGCGTTGGTTGAAGTCAAACCACATGCACAAACAATAGAACCAAAAGCTAAGAAAACACAAAACAAGAGGTATATAACCGAAGTGACAACTTTCGTAAAAAATAAAGCCAAATGGGAGGCAGCAGAAGCATGGTGTAAGACCAATGGCTTTGTGTTTATGATCCTTGACGAGTTTTCATTGGGAATCTCTAAGAGAAAATGAGTCTATTACGAGGAATACCGGCACTTAAAGTAGCCGAAGAACGAAAACAGACCTGGTCTTGGTATCAAAAACTTCAGATGTCACCCCAAAAGTTAATGGGTTCTAACCAATCGTTTCAAACATCTAAAATAACTCCTGGTACGATGATTGCGTTTTTCTATGATCCTAAAACAAAGGATACATTACCCTACTACGACACTTTCCCGATGAATTTGCCGTTCTCGGTGACAGCCACACATTTCACATGTCTCAATCTTCACTACCTACATCCTTCTCAGCGTAAGGTGTTATTGGATAAGTTGGTTACAATCAAAGAGAATAAGAATATGCAAGAAAAGGCAACTATTCGTATTTCATGGGAGCTTATAAGCAATGTTGCGAAGTTCCCCGAGGTTAAACATTGCGTTAAGACATATTTGTTCGGACAAGTTAAATCTAAATTCATCGTGATACCAAAAGAAGATTGGCACCACGCTATTTGGTTGCCATTAGAACGCTTCAAGAAAGCAACAAACGAGCAGGTCTGGGGGCACTCAAGATGACCGGATTTTCCATGTTAGATTTTATTGCCGAACTTGGCAGCGATTCAAAAAGAGTCGCTAAAGGGTATTTGTATGAGGTGGCTTTTACGTTCGGTAAACTAAGTCCAGAGTTAAAACCAACAGCACCTGTTGATGATAACGTGCTTCGTAAGTTAACGTTCTTTTGTTCTTCAGCTAACATTCCAGGTTACAGGTCAGATACGCAGCGCGCATCAATCTATGGACTACCCTATGAGGTTGTGACACGTATTGAACAAGATCCACTTTGGTTGTCGTTCTACGCCGATATCCTTCACAAAATACCAAACCTGTTCTTTGCAGGTATAAAAGCTGGTCCACAAGCGTTTTCGGTATACGGTGACAATGGCGAAGGGACGAACGACTTAGCGCCCTACACTCCTAGATATAAAACGGATTATCAGTTCAACATCGATCTCTCAATTCTTGATGAAAACTTCAAAGCAGTTTCAATATATAAGTTTACAGAATGCTTTATTAAAACTGTTCAACAAGTCGCCTTAGGCGCTGGAAACAATAACGTACCTGAAGTCACGATAGAAATTATATATGAGCGAGTTACAAGTCAATTGGTGGGTGGACATTCCAGAGCAACTGTTATAGCTAAGACCGTGACAAAACAAGATGTAACGTTATCATCAACCCAAAAGCTTCTAAGTACATCGGGTGCTTTAAGAGCAAGAGACGCGCCGCCACCACAACCAACTGGATTAACTGGCTTATCTGGTTCATCTGGATCAACACAATGGGACAATGGCGAAACATTATGGGACGGTGGAACTTCCACATGGGTTTAAAGATGAGAAATCCTATTATTCAAAGCAGCGCCCAGCAGCGCCCATCAGCACGTTATTCCGCTGTACAATTATTTTATATCAGTTTTTCTTGAAAGGTAAATTATGCCATCACAAATAAATGTATTAAACCCAACGGCAGGTTCTGCTACCACTGCCAGCGTGCGAGAAAATTTCCGCCTCGCAAAAATTGAGATCGATGCCCTTCAGGCACAGGATACGGTGCTTGGACTCCGCAGCCTCAAAGTCTCGGATGTGTATGGAAGCTTTGTGGTGACTGGCTTGGTGACACCCATCCCGCCTGCTGCCTTGGTGGGTATTACTTCCCCTGGTATTGCATACATAAACGGTTCCAGAGCTGAAAAGTTGATAGGAGACGCTGACCTTACCTTCACATATTTGGCTAACCGGGACACCTACAACGACATTGACGCCGCCGGTGGGATTACTCGGACTGTGGCTCTTAACGGAGTTGCACCTGCTGCAGTTGTTACCGGGCGTCTACGAATTGAGAAGGTTGTTACAAGTTCTGTAATTACTTCGGTGACTCGTCAAGATGTAAACAGAACTCTTGTGGTTACTCAGAAAGATCCTGTCACGGACCGTGTGACATTTACGGGACCTGAAGGAGTTAGGTATGCAGCACTTCCGCTTGATGCAAACGGTGACATAGTCGCCAACATCAACCACCGGACCGGCTTACTTGATTCTTTAAAAAGCTTACAAGGAGGCGCTGGGGAGATTGCAGTAGCAACTGATACACAAGCTCTTGTAGTTTATGATGGATTATCTAATGGTGCGAAGATTTTTTATAGGTCTGGAATTATAGGACATGCTGTGGGGTT